TCTCTGGGTCGGCAAGGATTTGTTTAGCATATATCTTCTTACCATTCATTTCATATCTACCAGCAACATTCTTCCACAGTCCTCCTATCTCTCCCAATTCTAGAAGACCATAATACTTATCAAGACCACGTTCATCATAATAAAGACGTATCTCAACAGTTTTATTCTCCTTACTTAAACGTGACTTGTGAGTCTTCGCTTTGATAATGTTTCCGATGACTTCTTTTCCATCTTTTTCTTTCTTCTTGCCGAGATAAATGATTGTACTTGCTGCGTACTTGAGTCCCGAACCTCCTCCCATTTCTTTAGTTGGAACATAAGCTCCGATGACATCATACGTGTGATTTGTGACAATGAGTGGAACATTCGCTTGGCCAAGTTTTAAGGTTAACATTCTAAATGCTCCCTTTACCAATTGAGATTTAGTCATATCACGAACTTGCTTATCATCAAGTGCGTCTCTAATTTCTTTCTCGGTGGAAAGCATTCCCAAAGAGTCTAACACAAACATACAGGGTTTGCGTTCATCAATGGGCATTTGGAGATATTTATCTACTGCTTTTAAAGCCTTGGTACGGAATTCCTCAATGGTTACAACATTCACTACAACCAGTCTATCTAAATCAATTCCACGAGATTCTAATAATGGTTTATTAACAGCAGCCTCAGTATCGAAATACAAACAGTAACCATCAGGATTAGAATCCAAAAAGTTCTTGACAACTGCGAGGGAGAAGAAAGTTTTACCAGTACTAGACTCACCAGCGATGGCAGTAATCTTATTAGAAGAAACACCGCCAAAAATGGAACCGCTAACAAGTCCATTAAAGATGTACGAACCGGTGTCGATGTATTGTTCTGTTCCGTCGATGTCTGCTGCGAGTTGGGTGAAGTCATCGCCAATCTCTTTTACTATGTCTTTTAAAAAATCCATTACTAAAATATTCTAACGTTAGTTGCCAATCTTAATCTCTTTAATAATACTATATGATACCATGTTAAGTCAATCTGTCCACGTTGCAAACCTTGTTTAGCAGAACTTGGATATGCATGGTGATTGTTATGCCAACCCTCACCAAAAGTTAATGCTGCTACCCACTTATTATTTCGTGAGTTATCTTCTGTATCATACGGTCTTTCCCCCCAAGTATGTGTTGCAGAATTAACTAACCATGTTACATGATACACAACAGCTAACCTAAGCGGTATACCCCATAACACCAAAGACCATCCACCTATAAGATAAAGAGTAAGACCTAAGGGAACTTGTAACAATAAGAACCATTTATCTAACCATCTAAAATAAGAATCAGTTCTAAGATCTGCGGTATATTTACGAACATTATTCTCAGCCGGAACATCAACAAACATCCATCCTATATGACTCCACCAGAATCCTTTATTCATATCATGTGGATCGGGATCTGTATCCGAATACTTATGATGTTGACGATGTATTCCTGACCAAGTAATAGGACCATACTCGGCACTTAGTGCTCCGCATGTAGCAAAGAATCTTGCTAACCATTGAGGAACTTTAAATGATTTATGAGATAGAAGTCTATGATATCCTAGGGTTACCCCAAGACATGCTGTAACCCAATACAGAATAAAAAGAGTTGCTACTGCTCCCCAACTCCAAAACTGAGGGAGAAGTGCAACTCCTGCGAGTATATGTATTACCAACATGAATAATATAGTTGGCCACTTATAGTTGGTCAAATTCCTAGTAATTTACGTTGACGTTCAAAGTAGTCATGAAGAATCCATGAGCTACTATTCATTTTATTTTCCCCACCAATACCAAATTTGAATTCTACTCTTGGATCATCACCAAACCCTTTAATTTCAGGAGTATTAGTTTTAATTCTATCACCACCATTACAAAAAATAACCTTATCCGAAATTTCTAAACATTTAGCAATAGCACCACAAGCCGACTCATCGGAATCATCCCATGATATAACAGCGTCAACCATACTTAGATGACGAACAATATCTGCTCTTTCGGTAAAACATTGAAAGTACTGTCCTTTCTTACGCTTCAACCAAGGATCTCCATTCAATCCAACTACAAGATAGTTTGAGAGATCCTTTGCTCTTTTAAAATATGATATATGTCCACTGTGAATAGGATCAAATCCACCAGTAACAAGACTCACTTTATCAAAAATCATTAAATCACCATCCCATGTGTTTCACGTAAAATCTGTTTATAAGGACCACCTGGATTTGCATCTCTTGTTTCTTTAATCAACTTAAGTTTTTGAAACAACGCAGTATCACCACCCAAATGCAATGCACTTATAATAGTGGCAAGTTCTTTATCGTCGATTGGTAAATCCATTTCAGGAAAAAAAGAGTTCTAAGTTTACAGTTTTTTCAACATTCCACCCAATAGCATCAAGAATGATTTTGAGTGGTTCCAAGAAGGCTTTGTCAAATTGTAAATCATAATCGACATACTTGTCAAGACCAATCTCACTAGGAAAATCCTGAATAAACGAAATAATATTCTCATGAATAATATTAGGTTTTTTCAGGTAGCAAAATTTAATCTTTTCACCATTCTGGATCAGAGAGTACTTATTATCCAACTTATGCTTCTTAACATAATGATTGTATAACAATGCACCCCGTATATGTATAGGAGTTCCTTTTGCATAAATTGTGGAGTGTGCTTTATCCTTAACAACATCAGATGCAGAACGAGGAAATGCTATATCTTCTGGAGGAAGTTTCTTAAACTCCTTCCTAGACTTATCAATAAAGTCAATTACCTCTTCTTCAGTTCCATTCATCATGATCTTGAGAGCATTCTTAATCATGGTACGACAAGGTGCGGGTGTGGAGGATTTGACTGCCTCAATACCCATCATCTTAAGTTTGGGTTCTTCATATCGAACACCCTCACTATCCCATACATTCAGAATGTATCTTTTCTTAGCAGTCCAAATACCACGATCAGCAATATTCTCTCTCTTCATAACCATCTTCTGGTCATAAGCATTTACATAGTCGGCCAGTTCTTGGTAAGAACTTTCAATAAAAGGCTCAAATTCATTTTCACACACCTTATTAAGGAACGTGACAACGCCTTCATTAGTTTTCTCTCTGCCCTTGTATACAGCCTCAACCAGAGGCCCCAAATTAAGATAAATGGAATCAGTATCTGAAGCAATAACATAATCAACCTCCTCAGTTTTCAAAATCTTGTTCATCTTCTGGTTCATCTTATTCTCTATCCATCGAATAGAGACCTGACCATTAAGGTAATGGCTTCAGCGTTAGCCAATTTGTAATATCGAAAATACTGATTGCCAATAGCACCATAAGCACTGTTAAGTGATATCTTCTTTGCCATTTGGATGTTGTTACATCTGGCAATTTCTTTTGTGAGTGCGACTGATGGTGCTTTTTCATAATCTTTCTTTGCTTGTATCATCTTCTTCTTAAAGACCACACGGTCTCCATACATCTTATCCATCAACTCTGGAAGAAATCCCCTTACATCCTTTCTATACTGTGCTCCATTCGCACAAGTTGCATATTCAGGATTGAAGTCTGTTATCTGTTCATTTAAGATCCTTTCAACGCTCGCACTGGGATGTCTAGTTTCCCTGAGGGTCTCTGGGGAAATGTTATATTGCATAATAAGGTGAGGATACAGACTATTGAGATCAAAACTGACCACCCAATCATACTTTCCTGGTTTCGGTTCCTTGACATAAGCCCCCGCATACTTTTCGTTTTTTTGTGATCTATTCTTAGGAGGAATAACTATGTTCCTCTTCTTCAAATAGTTATAAATGATGGTGTCCCACATTCTAACTTGATAGAACACATCATTATAATTGACCTTAGCATCATATGCCATAGTCAATGCAAGTTCAATCAGTTTCATCTTGTCTTCCAGACGGTCAACAAGTTCCACGTCAATTATATTATACTCAATAAATTTTTGCCAATCGTTTTCATAGAACTCCTTGAATGTATCATACTCAGAGTGATCTAACTTCTTCTGACCAAGTTCAACCATACAGATATGATCCAACCTGTAGCTTTCTTGGTTTTGATAAGTAAATTTCTTATACAACTCAAGATAGTCTAACGTGGATATACCAAGTGTATCTACAGCAAACTGTCTACGTCCTTTAATATAAATCTCACGAGTAGAAACAAGTCTCCATGGAGATAAAAGTTTAGTGAACTTCTCACCAAGAATACGATCAATACGATTGCGAATGTACGGCATATCGAATAGCTGTACGTTCCAACCTGTAATTACATCAGGATAATTTTCCTGCCAGTATTCAAGGAATGCTCCTAACATGCTTTCTTCTGATCTGAAGTGCATGTAATCAACTTCAGGATCTTTATTGTCAAAAGGTCTAGCACCCCAGACAGTAATGCGACCAGTAAAGGAGTCCTTAATACTGATCGCTAATATCTCTTGGTCTGCTGATTCTATATCAGGAAACCCATTTTCAGCAGCAGTCTCAATGTCAATTGTAAAGACACGGATCTTACTACTATCAAACTTTACAAACTCTGGATGTTGTTCAGCAATATACTGATACAAGAAACGAGAATTACCATAGATATCAAAATCAGGTACTTCTTTGTATTGTTTTATAAACTCCCTAGCTTCTGTAATAGAACCAAACTTATGTGGTTCAACACAATTTCCTTCTAGTGTACGCCATTCAGAATAATTCTTTGTAGGCAAATACATCGTTGGGTTAAAGGGAACCCTCACATTGTACCTATTGCCATTTTCATAACCACGGACAAGCAGACGATTGCCTGCTTGCTCTACACTAGTGTAAAATTTCATTCAAGACATTCAATGTAACGAGCAAGGATTACCTTGCTAGGATTGGTCACAATAGTAACATCAGAAGATCTAACATTAAATTCAGTCTCTGATGAATGTATTGCCCATGGGGTTAGCTGACCTTCTGAGTCTACCACATATGGTTTAACTAACCAGACATCAGGGTCACCTGGTAAAGTGTCACCTTCAACTGGTTCTACCTGAGCAACGATCCATTCATCATGCAGCTTCAGCAGGTTCGCTGTTATTTCCATTTTGAGGATCCTCCCAGAAAATTTGTT